AACCTTTCCGTCGATGGTGACATAAGTACCACGGGAAAGATTGCGGCGGACGGAAATATTTCAACGAAGGGCGATGTTTCTGCAGATGGTGACATGAACGCCACGGGCGATGTGAACGCCACGGGCGGAGTGTCAGCAAACGGGGAAATAACGGCAATGTCACTGACTACAAATATCAAGTTGTCTACCCACATGCACCCGACGGCGGCGGTCGGTTCTCCGAGCCCGCCGACACCCGGGACGTAAGGAGGTTATATGGCATTCGGAGTTATAGGAATGTTCGGGCTGTTGCCGTTTTATTGTTCCCGCGATTCCGTCCTTACGTTCAAGGACTTGTCGCGCACAAGCAAGATGCGTTTTGCCAAGCATGATGTAATCGGCAAGAAGCCCGTTCTGGAAAAGATCGGGGAGGACTTGCGCACTGTTTCATTTTCAATGAAACTTGATTCTGCATTAATGAAGAACGTTCCCGTTGCGGCGGCTATACTCATTTATGACAAATTACGTTCGGAAGGGAAAGCCCAGACGCTTGTGATCGGCGGCGAAATAATGGGTGACTACGTTATAGAAAGCATCGAGGAAAAAAGGAAATTTTTCACGGGTGCCGGAATCTGCATAGGTGCCGAACTGACGTTCTCACTTGTGGAAGCGGGGTAGTCATGGAATACGATGTTTCACTTATGGAAAATATAGACTTCGCCCCGGATTCCACGGTGAAGGAAATATTGCAGAATGTACGTACAATCCTAGATACGGTCGTGGGAGCCGTACCGCTCGAACGCAATATAGGCGTTTCTTGGGACTACGTTGGAAAGCCGTTGCCAGTGGCTATGGACCTTTTGAGGGTCGCCGTTAAAAATGCGGTTACTGAACAGGAGCCACGCGCCCGTATAGTTTCGATAAAGTTCGAGCAAATCGAAAATGACGTAGAATTTGCAGAACAGGGCATACTCAAACCGCGTGTAAGAATATATATTGAAGAACAAGGAGGCTAGAGACTATGGCCGAAAATTTGCCGCGCTGGGAACTCCCGGAAGTTTCGTTCGTCAATACGGACCCGGAAGAAATCAAGGCAGAAATAGTTGGCGGTTATGAAGCGGCGGCGGGCCGTACATTGGCGACCGCCGACCCTATACGTTTATTCCTTTTGTCCGTGGCCGTAATAATTATCCAGCAGCGAGTCTTGATAAACATGGCCGCGCAAAACAACCTGTTGAGCTACGCGACGGGCGAATACTTGGACGCCCTTGGAGAATATCTTTTGGTCAAGCGCCTTCCGGCAGCTAAGGCCGTTACAAATATCGAGTTCAAGATTTCGCAGGCTCTCGAAGAACTATACATCATCCCGGAAGGTACGGAAGTCACTAACGGCGTTGTCACTTTTGCGACCGATTCGGAACTTATCATCCCGGCTGGGGACCTTACAGGGTCCGTTTCGGCATCCTGCACCGTTCCGGGCGTCGAAGGCAACGGCTACCTTCCCGGACAACTTACTACTATTGTAGTGCCCATGACGTTCTTGGAAAGCGCCGAGAACTTGACCGAAACATACGGAGGGGCTGACGAGGAAAGCGATGCCGAATATGCCGAACGCATACGTCTTGCGCCGAATTCATTTTCCGTTGCCGGACCTTCAAAGGCATACGAATTCTACACAAGGAGCGTTTCCAGCGCAATAATGGACGTTTCCGTGGATTCTCCCACGCCGGGAGTGGTAAACGTCTATCCGCTCTTGGAAGGCGGTGTTATCCCGGACCAGACTTTGCTTGACCGGGTGCTTGAAACATTGAGCGCCGAAGATGTACGTCCAATGACGGACGAGGTTCACGCCCTGCAAGCTACGGCTGTCGCATACACTATCGACGTTCATTACTTTATAAGGATGTCCGACAAGAAAAACGGGGTAGCTATACAGCAAGCCGTAAGCAAGGCCGTGGAAGATTACAGGATATGGCAGCAGGGCAAGATTGGCCGCGACATCGTTCCGGCTGAACTTGTAAGGTCCGTAATGAACGCAGGCGCGTGCAGGATAAACAGTACGCAGGAACACCCGTTGTCGCCGGGTGCCTTCCAGCAATTATCTAAGACACAGGTTGCGCAATGCGACCCGGAAACCGACGTGAACGTAGTATTTGACGGATATGTTGAAGGGTGATGAATGACTGAAATCAACGACGTTAAACTTTCTCAACTTATCCCGGAAAATCTGAACCGGGACGTCAACGTAAAGGCTTGCGCCGATGCGCTTGATCCGCAGTTGCAGGAAATCGCGTTGAACGTTGACGCCCCATCCATCTACCTGCATCTTGATTCGTTGACATCCGAACAGTTGGACCACATGGCAACGCAGTGGGATGCGTCCGTATGGCGTCAATCTTGGCCTATTGAAATAAAGCGTAACGTGATAAACAACGTCATTCGAGACAAGCGCAAAAAGGGCACGTTGCTTGCGGTAAAGAACGCCATAGAATCAATCGGCATCATAATTTCTATAACGGAATGGTGGCAGGAAACTCCGAAGGCCACTCCGCACACGTTCAAGGTAGTGGCAAGTTTGAGCGATTTTGACGGGTTGTTAGAGGCGGAACTTCAAGAAGATGCCATACAGTTGATCAACGACGCCAAGCCCGTTCGTTCGCATTATGATTTCATTATTGAAACTAGGCATTCTGGAAAAATAGGAATAATTGGCCATTGCAGAAAATTATCCTATTCAAGAGTAAGAAGTTTATCCGTTGATCCGCAAACATACGATTTCATTGACGTTCCAAACAATTCTATGGGACGTGTACCGATGGACCCCGTTGCATATTCTAACGAAGCGGCGTTAGGAGAATCCGAAGTTGAAATGGTTACGGAAAACGTAACCTACGAAAATGAAATTGTATCTTTCATTGACTCCACCATTGAAAATGTTACAGATAATGTAACATACGAAAACGAAATTGTATCCTTTATAGAGGAGGACCCCGAATGAGAAACATAGTCGGAGAAAAGATTGGATTGTCTGGAAGGCTTGTCGGCATCGGCAAGATTAGGAAGGACGGCTCGAAAGAATTTCATTGGCTTGAAAAGCCGATTTCCAACATGATGCTTTCAAAAGGCGTTGACAGACTGTTTAAGTTTAATTGGGGCAGTAATCACGGCCAAGATACTGGAGATAAGTATAGAATTGGTTTTTGGGGTTCAGCAATACGAAATTTATTTATAAATAATACTAGTTGGTACAATTTTTCAAATACTAATTGGAACTATTTATGGGAATCGGCGGGCGCAGCGTCATTTTGCTCCTATGGTACTGACGGTACGGCTAATGACTATCAAACTACGGATGCTTTGGGTGCAATGGTCGCTCAATATGATAATCTTTATCGCACTTCAAGCAATATACAAAACTTGTACCCGTTTCATGGTTCACGACAACTTACGCCCGGTGTTCTTGATATGCGGATTTCCCATAACTCACCAGCCGCTTCTAGTAGTGTAGCAGTCCGAGAAATTGGTTATTGGGGAGCATCAAACATAAGCGGAAGTAACTTGATTAACTTTGGATTAACTTCTCGCATCGTTTTGCCATCGCCGTACTATCTCGATGTGGGAGAGCGTCTATTAACAACGTACGAAATTAGGGTGACATTTGATACTGATACAAGTTACGGTCAATTCCAAAGCATGATAGATACTGACGGAAATGTTCTTGAATACAAGTGCCGCCGGAACCTAGTGGAAGTTGTCGGTAACTTTAGCGGCGTTGCTAATTGTCACGCATTTGATTTCCCGTACATTGACGAACAGGGCGGTGGCTGCATTTGGCCTAGTGGCAAGGCAGCACAAAGTAGTTATCCAAGTGATGTAATTGCCGGGACAACCGCACAGCCATGGCGATGGGGTGGTTCAACTCCGGCTCAATATACATCTAATATGTACGTTTCGGCCAACAACGTTGCTTACACGACAGACACCACACACGACATCCCGGCGTGGGGCACGGCTGAAAGCGGCCTCACCATCGTGCAGGATTCCCGACACGCACAAGCGTGGGTTCGCCCGTATGTTGCGGGCTCCCACGAAATAATCTACGACTTGATACTTCCGCAGTTCTGGCCGAACCTTTCACTCGATACAGACTATGCCGACATTGCGTACTTGAATGTTGGTGGGCTTGCCATCAAGTTTGGCCGATTGGTTGACGGAGTGTTCACCCCGCAAGTTTGCCGAAAGTTGGCGACGAAGCAGTGGAAGTTGTCGTTCAAGACATCCATCAAGACACCGAATGATGTGTAAAAAGGAGTAAATAATGGAAGCAGAAATTGTTGTTACAAACGCCGGAATACAGGAAGTAATAAATGCAGAGCAGAATGGTACTGCTCCCGTTGTGCTTACTCAAGTAGGACTAGGTACGGGACAATATACACCATCTATTAACCAGACCGCTTTGCAAAACGAGTTCAAGCGGTTGCCCGCCAATGCGCTTTCCGGGGGCTCTATTGGTAATAACATAATTTATATAAACGCGCGTGACACTTCCAGTGACACCTATACACTGTTTGAATTTGGAATTTACACGTCAAGCGGAACTTTGTTTGCAGTCTGTTCAAAGAATATTCCAATTATGCAAAAAGCCGCTGAATCTCAAGCGTATCTCGATATAGAATTTGTACTTGCAAACATTAACCCGGCAAGCGTCGTGCTTGGCGATACTAATTTCTTCAACCCTTCGGCTACTACCGAAATGGAAGGCGTTGTAGAACTTGCTACTGATGTAGAAACAATTACAGGAACGGACACGCATAGGGCCGTCACCCCGGCGGGACTAAACGCCCGAACGGCTGACGATACGCGAACGGGCCTCATACAGTTGGCTACAGTTGCCGAAGTCGTGGCAGGACAGAGCCAACTGAAAGGCGTCACTCCGCGGGCCCTTGTGGACGCGTTGAAGAACATACATGACGATTACGGATACCAGAAACTGCACAACGGATTCATTATTCAATGGGGAAAGGGAAGGGTTTACGACAGCCATGCGGTTCCGTCCAACAAGTGGGAAATACTTTTCCCTACTGCATTCCCTACCAAATGCACAAACATACTTGCAGTTCCCGTCAATGTCCCTGCAAGTCTTGTAATAGAAACTATAACGGCAGGAAATTTCAAGGCGTCCCACAACATGAACGGCTACGTTGACATAGCGTGGCTTGCTATAGGTTTCTAGGAGGTTTGTATGTCCATTTACTTTGACCCTAATGCACTATGCTTCTATGACACTTCCGTATTTCCGGCTGCATCTGTACCTAGCGGATGTACGTCCGTTACTGACGCAGATTACAAGGACTTGATGGATGGTCAAAACGGAGGCTCCAGCATCCGTAATCAAAACGGTAGCCCCGTACCCGGATTTATTTCACAAAGCGCGGCTACTGAAATGCTTCACGCGGCTGTAATAGCAAGCACTTCCGTTCTAGGTCACGTCAAGATTGATGCTTCGTCACCTATAGGTATTGATGGAAACGGTTGCCTAGTAATCAACAACTTGGGTATAACAACGGCAATGATTGCGGCAAGCGCCGTGACAACGGCGAAGATTGACGCCAAGGCCGTGACCACGGCGAAGATTGACGATAAGGCCGTAACCACTGCCAAAATCGACGATAAGGCCGTGACTAATGACAAGATAGCCGATGCTTCTATAGGTAATAACAAGTTAGGCGCTTTTGCAGTCCACGAAAACAATATCGACAGCAACGCCGTCACAAATCAAAAAATTGCCAATCATGCGGTAACAAAGGACAAACTACATTCGTCCGTGATTCCGTCCGTTTTGTCTTTCAATATTTATTACGGAACTCTTCATTGGTATTCTTCTGACGATCATTTTATAATTGCCGATTTTCCGGCGGATGCTGGAATGATTTTTGATTTTACGTTCAGATATGATACAGAAGTAGCAAACGCTTCGCCTGGTGATAAATGGTGTGTTGATCTAGTTGTAAAGACAGGGCTTACTTATAATGGCGCGGTAGAGAATGCTAGACGGCGAATTTTTTTCAAGAACGGCGAACGACAGTCAATCCGTTTTATTTTCAACGGACTCGGTTCAGGGAATATCTATTTTGCCGCAGAGCGTCAAACAACCCATCCTTCTTGGGATCCGGTAGAATTTAGCATCAACGAGGTTTATCTTTCCGGCCTAAAGATTTTTGGTAATTAAAAAAACACATAAAGGAGTAAACAAAATGACGGGAATAATCCTTCTTGTAATCTATACGGTTGTCATGCTTGCCGTGACGTTCAAGGACCGGGCTGTTGAAGGCCATACTTGTCTATGCCGGGGTGGGGAAGTTCAAGGCTTGGCTCGTCTATCGTTCGGTGAGGCTTTTCGGAGGTCCTGCATACAACGACGATGACGATCTTACGGAAAGCAATTCCAGACTGTTCACTTTCAGATGGGAAAAATGAAAAAAGGAATGCCCCGGACCGAAGAAGGAGAGGAGTTGATGAACGGTCCGGGGCGAAAGGAGTGACGTTGAAGTGTATTGGAAACAAATATAATAATTTATCCGAACAAGCGCACGTTTTTTTTATTTTTTTTGAGGGGTGGCCGGACCTTGTGAGCGGGTCCGGCCTTTTTTTTGTAGAATTTTTATTCTGCCTATTGACCGGGCCGGAAAATAATCTATATTTTCACCGACCACCCGTAAAATCCGCGCTTTCAGAATTTGAATCCCGATAGTCCTTGGATTTTACGCTAAGGGTGGTGCCTATCGGGGTTCATTTTTTTTGTTTTCCCGTCACGTCTTGGATCATGCCCGGACGTGCCGGACCGAACCGCACCAGACGCGCGGCGCATGACGTGGGCAAGCGTATGGCGTAGGCGGAGCGGCGACCCTGCATGTCGCTTACGAACAAATTATGGCAGGGAAGGGACGTTGAAAGTGCAGCGGCGGTGACGCCGATGTATTCCGACCTTGACAGACAGACCAAGGGCTCCGCCGTAACCAATGAGCGGCGGAGCGAAATGGGCGAGCGAGCAGGAGGAAAGGCGGCGACGCGCGGACTTTCCTGCACCACTCCGACCGTGGTGAGAAACGGCGATAGCGTAGGCTTGGAAGTTTACGCTCATTCCTACCATTGTCGGAAAAGCACCCGCGGACGTTACCGCCACGATTCCCACCGCCCTTGCGTGGTGCTGGCGTTTCGACGTATGTGCAAGTAGCTTAATGGTACTTGCCGGAAACAAAGACCGCGATCCGACCGGGTGTTTCCTTCCGTCCTTCTACGTAAGGGCGGATTGTCCCCGCTCACCTCCCGAATGTTGGTATTATCTTGTATGGTAAGTTAGATGTATGTTGCACGAATAAAAATTAATTTCTATATTTGGAAATAAAAAGCGAGGTCATTATGGCTATTGGACAAAGTAACGAAAGGCTTGCCGCCGTGAAAAAGCACTACCCGGATGATGTCCTCTTGATTTCCGCTTGCGAACGTCTGTTCCAGCAATTCGAGCGCGAGGAACAGTTGAAGAAGGAAATTAAGGTGAGCAACGGCGCTTGGGTCCACTTCCTTCGTGGAAAGGCGCGTGACGGCGTGCGTCTTGCATTGATCTTCCGTGCTGCGCTCCCGGCTATTCGCGGGTTCCTTGTTGGATAAGTATGTAAAAATAATTAAACTTGTTGGCGTTTTCTTTACGGAATCGCCAATTTTTTTTGATGTGCAAAAAAAATAATTGCGACCTATTGACTTTTAAAATTTTAAATTCTATATATAGAAACGTAGGGCGATGAAGCCCGCAAAACAAGAGGTAACAAAATGAAATTCACAAAGAAAGCATTCCGGGCAGCGCTCAAGGCCAACGACCAGACAAAAGTGTGGCACTTGACAGCCGTTAAGTTTGGCCGTACACCTTCCAAAAAAGAAGTTTACGACCTCATTAAAGATATTTCCTGCACCATTCGCGAAAACCGCAAGGCGTATTCAATGGCCTATGAATCGCAGCGCAAGCAGCGTATAGAAGCAGCCGAACTTATGGCATGGTACAAGCGAGGTGCATACGGTCAGTATGGCGATTCTCATTACAGGACCGTTGCACTTGAGATGCTCCGCGAACTGCACGACGAAAACCACGGCAACTACACCAAAGTGCCGATGCTTGGAAATACCCGCCTTTACTTTTGCTCTCCGACCTACGGCCATGCAGATTACAACAAGGTGAGGGCGTGCAATATCGAAGGCAACGAGGCTTTCTGTAATAAAGTCATTGATCTTGGTGAACGAATCTTCGCGAAGAAGTCTGCATAGCAGGATGGTGTGAAATGACTATGGCAGGATTCAATGACGATGGTTTAACGCGCGGCCCTCGCGAACGCAACGAGGCGATGGATGCAGCAATATGGGCTCGTAAAGGCATTGAAGTAGCCCGGAACTGCATTCCAGAAGATACCGCAGAATACATCATTCTTGCCTTCTATCCGGGCGAAAAAGATTTCGAGGTGCTGGGAGTAGGGACAAAGGCTTTCGGGTTCCAGACGGCCCTAAAGATGGACCGTAACGTAACAATTTGTTTCGTATGAGGATAATATGAAGAAGTAGGAATTTGAGCGCGGACGAAGTGTCACAGGTTGTGCGGTTACCGTTTGACTAAGGTGGTGCCAATCCAAGTTAAGAAACGCTCCAGAAACACGGCTTCGGGCCGTTGATGTCATTGGCGATTGGGTCGCGCTCATTTTTTTTTCAGAAAGGTGAATATGAAAAACGTAGTCGAAGATAAAGAAAAGGGATGCCTTATTCGTTCGGACGGATTCCAAGTTGAGATCCAGCCGGACGAGAAGGGCGGGGTGTTCGTGCTTTTCTTCGGGAAAGTTCCTCGAAGGCTCAAGTACGTGGTAGATAAGCACAAGGATCTTTTCGTCAACGTAGGAATGGCCCGTACGCTTGTCTGCAACGAAATTTCTGGAATGTAGCCACAAAAAAGGTGACGGCGGGTTTTCGTTACCTCTTAAAACGTACCTCTTGTTTTACCGCCGTCACCAACATTTTTTCCAGCGTCCCTCCTATGCGCTGGATTCCTCCCGCCCCGGAATCGGTTCTGATTTTCTCCTTCTTTCCGATTTCCGGGGCTTTTTTTTGTCCGTTTTTGTGTTTCTTAAATGTAAAATTTGTTTAACCAAATACGAAAATTTGAGCAAAAACGGCAATTTCTAAAAATTCTTGAAAAAAGTTTGTTTAACCTATTGACTTTTGGAAAATTAAATTCTATATATAGAAATGTAGGGCGGTGACGCCCGCAAAACAAGAGGTAACAAAATGAAAAGAATCACTTTCAAAACGCTTTGCGAAAAGCTAGCAGCAAACTCCATCGTAAAGATTAGCACTACTTGGGGCTGGCAGATTTGCAAGTCCGAAGAAATTAAGATTGATTCCAAAAAGAAAATTTTCAAAATTCCTGCATTTAGCAAATATTGTGGATCGTATATGCACCCCGTTCGTTGCGGCGAAGTTATTTCTATTGAGAATGCAGCATAAGGGGGCGGAAATGCAGCGCGAAGAATTTATCAAGTGGACTAAAACTGCGATGGCCCCGGCATTGAAAAGCCGTCGGCTCAAAAGCGGAGCCGTAAAGATTTTTTTTGAAAAAAACGGTCAGTTCGTAATTATCCCCAAGCATGTATTCGAACTCCAGCCGGAGGACACTTGCGAAGCCAAGCGTCAAGAACGCCTTGCCGGGATTTTCTACGATGAACTTTTTGGGCTTGTCAAAACAAACTAATCACATCAAAAACAAATAGGTAAAAAAATGAGTGAAGAAAAGAAAACTGATTACAAGTGCCTTTCGGTGACTAGGGTGGATGTCTACCCGTTCAAGGAATGAATGAGCCTTGGAAAGATCAAGGCGATGGCGTCGATAGTCCTCAATGACCAATTGATTGTTCGCGGGCTTCGCGTCACCGATGGCGTCAACGGACTTTTCGTTGGATGGCCTTGCGACCCGTTCTTCAAGGGCGAAGAAACGAGGTACGTTGCGACGCCAATTTCTCGCGAACTTCGTGAACACATCGAAAACTGAATTCTGGAAAAGTACCAGCAAGTCACGGGGTAAAAAAAGGTTTCGGCCATGAACGAACGATTGGCCGATGGATGGCGGTTTCCTTGGGAGTTTACCGCCTTCCACGCCCCGGCATGTTTTTTGGATTGTTGTTTTTTCCTTGCCGGGGCGATAATTTTTCGGAGATATTCAATGACAAAGAAAGATTCTGTTGTTAATGCGCTGTTACTTTCGGCTTCAATCGCGATTGTCGTTGGATGCGTTTTGATCAAACTTTTTGGGGGTTTCTGATGCTTCTAGTAGCTTGTATTATCGGTGCCTTTTGCTCCACCGTTAATTTCTTCATTTGCCATTGTTTCGGCTACAGGAAGGCTGTTCACGACCTTTCAAAGAAGGACCTTGAAAAATGAAAGAGTACGTTGTGGTGAGCCTATGCACACTTGTCGTTATTGCCGCCGTGTTCCACGAAGTAATCAAGGAAGAAATATTGTCGTTGTTTTTTTTAGTTGACTTGTCGATGGCTTTTTACGCTGGAATTGCTATTATGATATTCTTGGGTATAGTCCTTTTTATTCGTGCGGTCTACTTGCTTTTTAAGTCGCTGTTGAACGACATGGAAACCGATATAATGTAGGTTCTTTATGGCTCAATCGAAAAACAACGAAATCGCGAAGATACTTGACAGGATACAAGGTTTCGACACCTACACCGTTATTAGTGACTTTTTTGCATTGTCTGCAATTGCTGTTAGGAACAACGTAGACTATGGAAAGGAAAGGGAATCTTACGAACAGCGCTACCTTTCAATAGTGAAGAAGTACCGTAAGGAAGATCTGGAAATATTCGCTCAAGCGTTAGGCGTGTTCATGGGCTGGATTCAGAAGGCGATAGACGGTGACATTCCGTTTCGTGATTTTGCCGGGGAAATCTACATGGATTCCGGCACCAGCAGCGGCAAGGCCGGACAGTTCTTCACTCCGTACCATGTTTCGCACTTGATGGCGGAAGTCAATTTCGACAAGAAAAAAATCAAGGCGGAGATAGATGCGGACCCGGACCGACTTATAACCATTGCCGAACCTACTTGCGGAGCAGGAGGGCTAATAGTAGCCGCGATAGACGTGCTTAAAGATGCCGGAGTAAACTATGCTTGGAACGTATTCGTCGATTGCGGGGATATTGATTCAAGATGCGTTCACATGACCTATCTAACGTTGTCTTTGCTTGGAGTGCCAGCCGTTGTTCGCAAGGGTGACGCGCTTTCGCTAGACTATTCCGAAACGTGGTACACGCCAGCGTATATCTTTGCTTGGCCTCACTTCAAGAGCCGTTTGCGCGTCGGCAAGTACCCGGCAACACCTACGGTGCAGAAAGCACCGCAAGAGCATCAAGCGGCCCCGGTCGTTAAAGTGTTGCAAGATGTAGCAAAACCTGCATCCGTTGCGGATGCAGACGGTCAATATTCACTTTTTTAAAAAAGGAAAATCAAATATGAAAAATTATGTAATAAAGGAATGTCGTTTTGATTTGCAGGATATTTATGCTGATCGTTTAGACTGTGAGTACAAAAAAATAATAGAAGGCATTGTATCAGAATTTTTAAATGATATAAAGGAAAATTTTGCAAAACAATTGACTGATGAATTAAAACGATTTGTTCATGTGGAATATGAACAATACGTAGAATGTGGTTTTAAAACTGAAAAACTTTTTTTCAAGTATGACGTTAAGATTGGAATGGACATTGTTGAGCCAATGAAAATCATGATTGATAATGCAGTAATAGATGTTAAACCAATAATAAAAAAGGAAAATCAAATATGATTAACGCTTTATTTATTTCAACTCTCGTTTATATGCTGTTGCTTTGCTTGCTTTTGTCAAGCAAGTTAAAGAAACTAAAAAAAGAAAATCGACGATTGATGATGCTTTTCAATGGATCAAGATACGGATTTTCCATTGAAAAAAAATTCAATTTGCATGAATGCACCGTGTCGCAAACATTCGAAGGAAGATACAATAGCTTCAACCATGTTAGGGATTTTTGCGACATTATTACAAGTGAATTTCTGGATGTAATGAAACAGCGAATTAAACAGCCTTTGTTTGATGCAATTTTCAAAAATTTTGTTTCAGAATTCAAGAAAGCAAATAACGTCTATAAATGCGTAAAGGTAGTTGTAAAGATACCCTATGTAATGTTTGAAGAAAAAAACATGGAGGTGAAAATCTATGAATGAGAAAATTCTTCCTACGATATTGATAATAATTGACTACTTGGCGGCTATTCCTTATGCGTTCAAATCTGACTTGAAAATGTTCGTCTATTGGGTTGCCGCTGGGACTATAACCTTATCTGTAACTTGGCTTTGAGGTTGTTCAATATGATGCCGGAATTTGAAAAATTGAAAAGGTACAATCTTTGCAATCGCCTTGATGAAGGCTTGCTTCAATCCGAAATGGTTGAAAAGGACGATGGAGAATATGTTAAAGCCGACGATGCAAAAAAGGCATTCGCTTTGCACAAAGACTATTGTGAAAATATAAATTCTAGTTATTATGAAGATTGGAAAAAGATGTTTGAATCTTACGTTCCCGTAAAGGAAGAAAACGAAAGACTCAAAGAAGAAAACGCATACTTGAGACGCCTATCGCTTCACGCCTTGAGCGGTTGGGCTATGGGATTGAGCATAGTCAATGCGCTGCATGAGAATGGAACTAAAAAAAGACAGATTGCCTATTTTATCAAGCATCAAAATTTCGAAAACATGTACAGGAAAGAAAAAGACAAATGGAGAAAAAGCAAATGACAGCACATTCAGATTTGCGCCGTGAAAAGGCCAGACAACTTTCAAAGGAAACAGGTATTTCAGTTAGGCAGGCTTATCGTAAGTTGAGGAACGTTTCAGTTACGGAAGAAAACGAAAATTTCAATTATGACGCCGAAACACCTAAAGGACCTTGGGTATAATGTTGTTAAATAGAATATACAATTTAGATTGCATTGAAGGAATGAAACAGCTGCCGGATAGTTCAGTGAATGCTGTAGTAACTTCGCCGCCTTATGATAAATTAAGAAAGTATGGTAATGTAAGTTTTGATTTTGAAAAATTTAAAATTGTTGTAAATGAAATTTCAAGAATATTAGTTGATGGAGGTATATGTTTATGGGTTGTTCAAGATCAAACAATTAAACATAGTGAATCTGGGACATCTTTTAGACAGGCATTATATTTTAAAGATGAATGCGGATTGAATTTATATGATACGATGATTTTTAACAAATTAAATCCTATACCAAGGGTTCATAGACGTTACAATCAAGTTTTTGATTATATGTTTTTATTTTCAAAAGGTTGTCCAAATACATTTAATCCAATTTTGGAATCTTGTAAAAGGAATGGCCAAATTCAAGAATGGGGAAGAAATATAAATATAAAAGAAAAAACGTCAAAACATTTTAGATTGTCTGATAAAAGGAAAACAAAGGCAAAAAAAATTAGAGGAAATATTTTTTCTTACGGCGTTGGTCATGTTAAATCTAATCATCCAGCAATATTTCCGTTAAAGTTGGCAATTGACCAGATTAAAACATGGACTAAAAAAAACGATATAGTTCTTGACCCATTTATAGGAAGTGGGACTACGGCCGTAGCTTCAATCATGTTACAACGTCAATATATAGGATTTGAAATCAATAAAGATTATTATGAAGATGCTTGCAGAAATATATCAAGAACTTCTGTTCAGTATAACCTTTTTATGGAGTAGTAAATGGTAAAGTTTGAAGATTTTTCAAAACAGACTTTGATTGAAGTCATTAGGCAAAAACTTTGGAATCGTGAAAAAGAAACTTTGCTTGAATGTTCCCGCATTGAGTACAGAATCAAGCACCAAAAGATTAGTAAAGAAGTGGACGGACTTATAAGCGAGAACCAATCGCTTTCTACATCTTTGACGGACATGGTAAAGTGGAGAGAAAATCAAAAAAAAATCAATGCGCTTTTCAAGCAACAGGAATCATTGCATAAGGATTTTGAAAAACAAAGTGCAGATATAAGGATGAACTATAAAGATGGATGTTAGGGAATATCCGTGGTACATAGAATGTACCGTTTGCGGCTATCGTAAGTGGTGCAAGGAATTAAAAAACGGTTGGATCTGTAGATCATGCTCAAGGATTGAAAAGGAAAAAAAGAATGCGAAATTATAGTTGGTACACCATTGTTCACCCAGCTTATGAAGGATGGCCCGCGCCACCGCTTTATAGGCTTGTGGGCCCGTTGGTTGCGGAAGAAGTCAAGGCGGGTGAATTTACATGCGACATCTATTTCAGACCGAACCGAAAAGGCGGTTACAACCGAAAGAAAAATCGTTTGGAAAACTTGCAAATGTTGTCTGTATATGGATATTCATTGCGGCGTATAGTCAAGCGCGACTTGAAATTTTCCCTTAACAAAAAAAGATAAACAAAATGAGGTTCCTCAAGTTAGGCACCGTCATTGAACTTTCGGAAGATGAAGTGATTAAAATAGAGGATGCAGAAGATGGACGAAAATAATGACAGTGTAAACAAGTTCGCCGCTTGCTCAAGGTGTGCGAACAACGGCTGCAAGTTTTGCCAGAAGTGCGACGGATATTCATATTGGAAACTACTTGTCGAATGCCCCGTTACGTTCAACGAGAAGGCTAAAAGACAGAAGGAATACCAGCGCGAATATTACCAGAAGAACAAGGCCAAGATAACAAAAAAAAGAAGCGCGTATTTCTTGAAATACTATCATGAGGTATTGAAGAAAAACCCGGATGCTGTTACGCGCAAACGTGCGCAAGGACTAAAGTATTACTATGCCCACCACGACGAAATCCGGGCCAAGCGCAACGCAAAGAAAAAGGCCGATCTTTCGGATCCTAAGAAGGGTGCAAAGATGCGCAAGGACCATGCCGAATATATGCGCGGGTATCGAAACAATAAAAAGGAAGGTAAAAATGGAAAAGATAAAATATGATTTCTTGGAAATGATGATTGAATACATTCCAAGAATTTACTCTGCACTTGAAAAAATTGCTGATAAATTAACAAATAACGGAGGTAAAAATGAAAATAAACAAAAATGATATTCAAAATATTATAAACAAAAGTTTACGCGGTGGGGGGGGGGTAATTATTCTGAATTGGAAATAGCCCTTGCAAAAAAATGTCAATCACTGTATGAAGCGGTCTCATCAATTAACGCTGAACGTTCAATTTTTTTCGATGCGTTGTATTCAGTGGATTGTACTATACATAAGGCCGCAGAAGATCATTTAAAGAAAAAGAAGATTTACGATATTGAAGCCCAAAAAAAATATGCAATTTCATTGCTTGAAAAAATAAAAAAAGAAAAAGGAGAAATAGATGGCAGCAATTCCGTACAAGATGTTCACGCACAAGCGAATACAGAAGATGCTGGAAGCGTACCGCGATGATCCTACCGTGTTCGCGACCGAAAACGAATACTATCTTGCCTTGTATGCAAAGGAAATGTGGGATAGGTTGAACACGTTAAAGGCGTGGACGGAACGCTACCGCTTGAACACCGAAAGCATCGAAGCATGGGTTAAAAAGGAATCCGCAAAGCCTAAAAAGCAGCGGGCCAATATCGAAGCATTCGCGACATTCATGCACAAGAAACGGCTTTCCCTGCATGAGTGCGAACTTGGTCGCCGTGAAATCATGGATATTGAATGAAAGTATCTCGACAGCCTGCCAGATAAGGACAGACAACCAAAAGCCCGCCGGATTTCTCCGACGGGCTTTCGTTTTTGTTTGCTGGAGTGAGACGTTCGTGCTTATCGTTGGTTCTTGGTCGTGATAGGTTTTCCAGAGCATCTTAAATATAGCTAATTGAACGTTGCGGTGATCCTAAAGGCTAGGCCAATGTCTTTTATTTCGTCCTCGCTGTATGCGCTGAACTGAATCTTTGACTTTCCAATGTTCTTTGAAATCGCAACGACCCACGCTACATCGTCGATGTCCCTTGATTGGTTGTATAGTTTTCCACGTTCGCCTATGTATTCCAATTCAAGAAAGATGTCGCTTGTCAAGATTCCAAGAAGTCCGCTTTTCGGATAATATGAAACACCGCCGTACATAGGTGTGATTTTCTTTCCCGGCTCCAGATAAGATTGTTCCGGCGGAACGTAGTTGTTTGCAGTTGTTTCTAGTTCATCGTCCTGCGTATAGATTAGAGCTATTTCACCGTACAGGCTTAACCGCTCGATAAATTTGTATTTAGCAAAAGCCGAAAGCCTGTGTGTAACGTATGACGTATTTTGTACGGGGTCGATGGCGTTCACCCTGTATCCGATTAGAGTTTCTACGGGCAATGAAAGTTTTTCCTCGATTCTCAAGTAACCCGTGTTAGCCTTGTTGTCAAGCGTTGCCAACATTAATTTCGTGGAACTTGGACCAGCGGCTATTTCGGTTTCTATGGCGTTGTGGCTATAATCGCGCATCCACATCCCGCGACTTGTCAAGTCCTTGTCTATGTATGTACCGAAGTGTGTAGATTGCGACCAATCCGTTTTCCAGCGGCCCATCTTGAACTTTAAATTTTCGCCGATACTGTAACGCGCCCAATACAGGTCGGCAAGAATCTTGTCGTGTTTCTTGCCTTCGATAGTGTTTCCGAATTCCGGGGCGAACATCCTAAGCATGATCAAGCCGTCGAGGTTTTCGCTTGAATACTGACCGCCGAAGTTTGCCCGCATCCAAGCGCCGCTCAAGTTGTTGTCGCCGTCATACGTGGATTTCGTCAACTGTGTCTGGATGTTGCCTTTAATTTCGAAGCCTTCGGCAAACGCATCCGCCGACAGCAACGACAAAAGCAGGATGGATAGTAGTATGATCTTTTTCATTGTGTATTCCTTTTTTGTTTATGGTTGATTGTCAAGCCAGATTTACGGCGTCCGTCAAGTCCTCTTTCAGTACGTGCGAGTAAACGGATAAAGTGATCATTGGAGTGGAGTGCCTCAAGAGCCGCTGGGTCGTGACAACGGATGCGCCGCCCCTCAATAGGTTCGACGCGAAGGAATGGCGGAATCGGTGACAGTTGGCGCGGCCTTCGTACTTTATCCCGGCGTCTGCACACGCCTTCTTTATTTCCCGGTTTGTCGCAGTGTTCGTAACCTTTCCCGAAAATATGGCCCCGGAACTCGGCATTTGCTGGCCGTCCAAAAATCGCTCAATTTCGGCGCGTAGCTTATCCGATACGGGCACTTTTGCGAACTTCCCGCCCTTGCCCGTTACCTTGATGAAATCGCCCTCGAAATCGCTCCAATCGGCCTTTTGCGCTTCGAAGAATCGGAAGCCCGCGTAAGCCATTATCGCGATGCAGAAACGGAACTCGGGCGATAAAGAAGGCTTATCTTTATCTTTTTCGGCATTGATAATTTTTTCTACTTGTTCCGGGGTCCAAAATTTTTTTTCGGTCTTTCGTATGATTGGATATTTTATCCGTGAGAACGGGTTTTCCGCCTTGAGGTCCCACGTCTTGAAAGCCCACTTGATGAAAAGGCGGCACACCTTCAATTTTTGCGCTATCGTGTTCGGCTTCAAACCCTTGTATCTGCAAATAAATTCATTCGCCAAATCGAAAGAAAGTTCCGTCAACGTTTCAAGCCTTTTTTCGTCCGCGAATGCCACCAGCGGGCGTAGCTGGCTCCTGTAGTTGGTGATAGTCTTTCCTTCCCCCTTCGTCATTTCAGTATCGTCTAGGAACGCAAAGAACGCCTTCTGGAAGCCGGGGGCCTTTGCCGCATCCTTGTCTAGCAGTTCGCCGTTCTTCTGCAGAAGAATCTTGTACGCCTTGTTCCTGTTGTCGGTCTTTAGGGACTTGTAGCGCATGGCCTTCGCCTTCGTATCGTACCAGCGAAGATACCAAGTGTTTATTCCCTTGGCCTTGTTTTTCTGTTCAATATCGTATTTCATGCGGTGCCCATGTTCTTTGCAAGTTCTATTTCTCAAGTTTACCGCGAATGAAGGCCACGTCCTTCTGTATTGTGGAGATAGCCTTGTTCATGTTCTCGAAATCGTGCTTTAGGTTGTAGTTGGCCCGGTCGAAATCGCCCTTGAGAACCTGTTGAGAGTTTTCAAGATACGTGTTGGATGTTTCTATACGCGCAAGGCGTTCTTCGGTGTTGTCGTTTTTCCCGTTCTGGAAATATGTTGTACACGCTTGGAAAAGGATAATCAAGGCACCGACGATCGGTGTCAAGAACTCGCGCCATTTTGCGCCTTCCGTCTTTCTTTCTGACATTGGACTTCCTTCGGTAAGTGATGCTCGAAGTAAATATAAATTATTTCTCCGCTTGAAGATAGAATTAGTTTGTACGAAACATACTATGGCGAAAACTTGGATAAAAAAATAAAGGACTTGGATAAATCGGAAAAGAAAGCCCGTAAAATTGCGGGTAGGAATATATCATAATGTAATTACACAAAGCCAAAACCGGGACCGCCGGACGGCCCCGGTCCAGAATGCCGTGCGGATCATTTTCGCTAGCCCACGAAAATGATTAGAAAAAGACCGTCAAAGGCTGATTTTTACGTGCAATATTGTGTAATTTTTTTTTAACCAAATGTTGAAATTTGACGAAAAACGCCAATTTTTGAAAAATATCTAAAAAAGTTTGTTTAACCTATTGACTTTAAAGAAGGAAATTTCTATATATAGAAATGTAGGGCGATGAAGCCCACGAAAACAAGAGGTAACAAAATGGAATACAGAATCATCAAGAACGAAGAACACAACGGCTTGGAAATCTACTTCGACGAAAAGCCGTCCGAAGGAATCCGTTCCGCACTCAAGGAAATTAAGTTCCGCTGGCATGGCGTGAAAAAGTGCTGGTATGGCCGCGCCGAAATTGCGACCGTTGAAAATATTCTCGGCGGCAAAGTTGCCGAAGTGAAAACCGAACGCGCCGAAATCTTGAATAAGTGCTTCTGCAAGACCGTTGACGCGTATCTTTGCCCGGATGGCGGTTACAAGGGAAGCAATTCCCACGTAAGCGCGTATGACGTGCCGGACAAGGCCCGCGAGATCATCAAGGCTTGCGGAATCAAGGGAGTAACCGTTTCGAAACATTGCGCGTCGATGTGCGTGGAAATCACCGTGAAAGTACGTATTTTGAATGGCGACGTGAAGCCGTTCGAGGAATGCCGCGAAGCCCTTGAGGACGTGAACGCCAACGGCTATCTTCATGGCGGTTGGATGGTTGATCCCGATGAACGCCGCGAAGTCCATGTATCTTGTTGGAACGAATGGGACGGCGAAAAGCAGCGCCGCGCCGTGGCTCTTTGGGCTAGGAATAAGTACGACACATTCGTCAACGGCTACCCGTTCAGCATTTGCCACGGATGGCAATTGAAGCGCGAAGAAGCCCCGATGTTCACGGAACAGTTCTTCGACCGCTGGGAAGCCATGACAAAGATCATTTCTTCATTCAATTGGAATCGGAGCAATAGCCAAGTAGATTATTTCGATGTGAATTTCTACGAAAGTTGGGAAATTAAAGCCGCATAGCGGCAGGCGTGGCCCGCCACGGTGCGCCCGACACCCTCATCAAACGGGCATTTTTTAACAAACTAAACAAGAGGATAAAATCATGAGAATATCGGCGGAAAAGATACAGAACAAGGACTACGTTGAGCAGTACGAATACACGGATCATCATTACAGGAGTGGATTTTTGCAGTGCCCAATTTGCGGAAAGCAAGCCGAAGTGGAAAAGAATTTCAATGCTGGAAGGGCTTTGCGCATTATTGACGGCGGCGACACAATTACGGATGAAGATTACGAAATTAACGATGGTTCCGATGTTGGTTGGTGGCCCGTTGGTGCTACGTGCTGGAAGAAATGGTTAAAAATAAAGGAAGAAATGAAAAAAGGCTAGAACAAATTAAACGGCGGTCACGCCCAATTTTGCCACAACACCCCCGGCAAGTTTGACACCGTGACCGCCTACCTC